ATCTAATAAACCCGACGCTGGTGTTTTGCCTATTTTAAACGTGCCTGTGTTTACAGCGTTCCCCATGTTGGGATCAGAATACAGAAGCTCATCTTTGAAATTAACAGGGTTATTTGGCATTACCATATCTGGAATCATTGCGTCCAGCATTGGTGGTTCTGGAATGACAAACGGGGAATCTACCGGTGGATAAGGCTGACCAACAGGACCAGGATTAGTGTACACAGGGCTTTCTGCGTAATCAGGTATGCCAGGATCAAAATCTGGAATTGGAATGTCGTTATAATGCGTGGGAGCACCGCCATTGTTACCGGGACCGGGACCACCACCACCTCCGCCGACGTAGCCGTTAAAGAGATTGCCAGGTCCACCCAACCCAGTAACGGGGTCAACAAATAGCTTGTCATAGGCAGCAACCTGACCTGGCCTTGACGCCGCTAAATCAGCAACAGCTTGATCATACATTGGAAATGATGAGTACCCTTGGACGCCGTTAAAGTCCTGAGCTTGCGGCATTCCTGCCATTGCATCAAGCCCTGGATCAACTAAGCCAAACGCGGACGCTGCATCAATATTAGTTTGCATGGCTTGTTGTTGTGGCTGAGTTAACGCTGCAACGTCTGGCCCCATGTACGGCATATACCCCACACCTTGAACAGCCGATGCGCGGTTTAACATTTTCTTTGACGCATCCTCTAAATATTGTGGGATTTCTACCTGTGATGTTTGGCTACCGCCCTTTCCACCTGACATATTAAATATCCTTTCCTAGTGTAGTGAACGCCTCTGCCCACCCTTTTGCTTTTAGAACGCGTGACCAGCCCTTTCGTCCAGCTAGTGTCATGCCTGTACAACCCTGACTCTTTGCAAAATTTGCCGCCGAATCATCCATATCTGTAATCTGTGTTAACTCACCGCCTGCTAAAAAAACATGCAGCACTTTTTTTCGGGGAAAGACGATAATCTCAGTTACCGCGCACCCGTTTTCCGCAGGCCACAATTGCATGTGACCGCTGACAATGCTTTTGACAATGTCCTCATACAAGTGGGTGCCACCTGAGTATTCCAGCGCAGCCTCTATCCACGGTTTGCAGCGCGCAAGCTCTTGACTCAAATTCATTGTTTACACCGAATAATGGATACTTGTACCGCAGGAATGGCTGGTATCGGTGAGGATGCAGCTGTGTTGGGAAGTGTAAGCCCGGTGTTTGACACCGCATAAACCACTTTTAAATAATGGCCTGCTGCTACCGTCACCAGCGCTGTATGGGTAATAGTGTCATCCCCATTAACCGCCTTTTTTACAGCGTATCCGTCGGTTCCGTTAACATTGATCCAGACTCGGCCTGTGTAGCTTGAGTTAGAGGTTGCCTGTGCAGTAATGCTAACGTGGAGCACTCCAGCCTCGGTAATGTCAATTTTGGTCGCATCTGACCCATTGATCGCCACACCATCAGTCGCTGTTGCGCTGTTAAATGGGATCGCATAACCTGTATCTGCCTGAGACGCTGTTTGAGTGGCTGTTGCGTAGAATTGTCCACAACCGCCCCCTAACAATACCTGCCGATATTCATTTGCCTTTGATACCACCGGATAACCAGTGCGACTCCACAACAACAGCCCCTCTGTCGCCGCAGAATCACCTGATAATAAAAACGCAAGCTGGGAGCGCATAGTTGCCATGCTGTTAATTAAGCGCCGACCCCAAAGCTTCCAATCATCACCAACAGGAGGTGGTAAAAGAGTGCTCAACGCCTGCCGCCCTCAATTACATTTAAACGCATCTTTCCTGCGCGCCAGTTATTAAGCTCTGTGCCATTGACGATCATTCTGACCTGGCGTCCCTGAAACCTTGCGCCTGTTGGCGAGGATAAATCATACGGGCCGTGACTTGTCTCAGCCCCATTGGGATAAAAGCGTGTTTTAAAGGTTAAATTGACCTGGCCTTCGGTGCCTTCATCGGGAATAATCTCATTGACTTTAACAATGTTGTCCCCTGCACCCATCTGGATAGGACCGGACTCTAAATACGGCGCAGAATCGTGCGAGAACCCACTCTCATGGTTATATAAGTTGCCAGAGGCATCAAACCATAGCGGCGATACAAACGCGCCCATATCGACGCCTGTGGTGCGAGAGAGCGCCCCTATATTCCAATGGCCCTCTTTGTAGTCAAACACCACGTATCGGTCGTTCTCAATACTGTCACCTGACGGATAAAACCACCACACTTCACCAAATTTTGAATTATGAATCGCGCAGACTTTAGAGCTTTGCGCCTTGTTTAAATCGGTAAATACTTTGTCTAACACCTCGCACGTCATCTCAGTCACTGATGCGCCGTTAAAAACAAAGAAACCGCCTTTTCCCATCCAGTACGCTGATCCGTTTGCGCTCACCGCGCCTTGGCGAGAAATGACACCACAACTTGATCCTGCGCGCTCAAAGCCATAGACATAAGGAGGGCCAGCATAAATAGCGGTATGAGCATCCAGTGTTGTCAAAATAAGGGCAGCGCCTTTAACGCGTAAGCCACACATGATCTCACCGGTAGTCTGCAATTCAATATCACCGGCCTGATTTGTTGCGGAGGGCGCCCAAAGGTTATTGTTTTCACGATCCGACCAGGCAACCTTCTGAGGATTGCCGCCAGAGCCAAGGGCAAACACAAAGCGCTCATCGGTCACCATAATACTCGTGTTGCCTGTAGGGGCATTACTGAGTACCTGAGATACTGCTGACGCACTTAACTGCCACTGGTATATTTTGCCATCGGAAGAGCTGCATGCAATTAAGTGCTGCCCAAAGCTATCAAGTGACCAGGTGGTAACCGGTGCAGCAATAGCGCCGTCCCTGGTTGTACCATAAGCACTGTTGCCGTAAGTCTTGCCGCCAAAGCCATAATTAACGCTGGCAGTGGCACTACCGGAAGTTAAATTAGACGGTGTAATGTCCTGAACTACTGACCCCTGGTTTAAAGCATAAAGCTTGTTATAGGTACCTACCGCAACATGCGCGTCATTACTGTGATCGACCCATGCAACCATGCCTCTTGGGGCTGCTGCTGTTGCAGATGCTTTGCGTGTTGTCCAACCGCCAATGGGCCTAGCTGACCCGTTTTGCCAGCGAATAAAATTGCCGTCGATCCAACGTCCAGACGAGTCTAACTCTGTCCCGTGGTTGTAAATGCCAGCAGGGAGGTCAAGGGCGACAAACGCCATAGTTATTATCCTTTTAACGCGAGGGTTATTGCTTGGCCTTTCCACCTAAGAATGCAAACTGCTCAAGTAACTTGTACGCTTTAGCTACAAACGCATCGTCCTTGGGCGTGTCTGTGTAGTTACATATAACACTAGCCACGCTGACTAGGCTTGTTGCAAGTACATATAGGTCTAGTAAATACTCCATTACCAAGGTATCCCTGCGGCTTGTGTTGCGGCACGATCAATTTGACCTTGCACTCTTGCTGTACGGTTAGCTTCAATTCGCGCTTTAGCTTCTGCCGCTGTTTCGCTACCTTCTTTTAGGCTGTCATATATCCAACCAAGAACATTAGCTTCAGTTAAGTCTGCGTATGCAATATATCCTGCCGCTGAAGCATCGTATGTGCAGATTAGCTTGCCGCCCTCTACTGCTGTGTAAGATGGGGTAGTGTCAGACGTTGCTACACAACTCCAGTAAGCCTTTACAACGCCACCATCAGCGTCAACGTGTGTCATGTCGATCACTGACCAAGTGTTTGTAATTGCCATGATTAAATACCTTCTTCTAAAGATGCTTCATATGCGCTTATTACGTCAGCGGTATGCACAACAGCACAGATCGCTTGGACTTCTGCACTCTCGTTGCTGTAGTCCTGTCCTGCAGTTACCACGTGTCTGTGGAAGCCTGATGATAACTCTACGCCATCCTCTAGGACTTTGGTGCAGGTTCGTACTTGTACTGCTTTGAACTCACCTACGATTTCAATCTTGTCTTCTGATATTACTTTTGATAATGCCATTGTGTTACTCCTGTCTGTGCCTACCGTCTGGTGGGCGTATGGTTGTTATTAATCTACGATATATGTAATACTAAAAAACAGTCTTTGGCTTGTTCCTGCCGCCCACGATTCACCAGTAGTTGAGCCACCTTGATGCAAGTAGCAGATGGTTGTGTTGTCTTCTATATAAGCTGAAACCCCTGTAGTTGGATTTGCTGTTGCACTGTTATAATTAATTGAAGCCACACCTCTTGAACCCGTTGCCTGAAACGGCAGACCCTGTATAGATGCCACTCCCGAACCTGCCGCTGTAATATCGCCAAAAAATGCCATTGAAGCCGTTACTACTGTTCCCACTTTGACGTATCCGGCAGGGCCAGTACTTGAGAAACTTACAGAAGGGTTTACTCCTGTTCCTCCAAAAGCAGGTGTCCAAGTACCCTCCTCATAGTCATCCAAGACCTCACTGGTCATCCCACCCGCGTTACCGTTGGCGCTGAAGTCTATGCCTTTGCCTGCTGTGCCGATGACTAGGTTGCCTGTAAGGACATTTACGTTGCCGTCTGCCCCCACCGTGAAATCTCTTGAATACCCACCGCCATAAGAATCAACAGCTAAACCATATTGAGCGCCTGTTCCATAAGTAGTTGCTCTTATTCCATACCCAGAAGTCGAGGTGTTTGTAAAGTCTCCTACTAGACCTGTGTTAGAGTCTGCTACTGTGAGGCTTCCTGTCGGTATGCTTACGTTGCCTGCGTTAGTTATTCTGAATCTTTCAACACCATTTGAACCACCATCAGTCTGAATTACAAAATCAGCGTCATTAGTTCCACCACCCTCAACAAATCCTATTACTCCATCACCCGAACCTGTTCTAAAATTTATTAATGAGGCAGTATTAGAGCCTCCATTAGTGTTATGAAGGTAAAGCATACTGTTACTAGGAGTAGCACCATAGCCTGTTGTTGAGTAAGCTGTAGAAATGTTGTCATTTATGGTTAATACAGAAGTTGTAGAAGATGTTGCAGTTCCAATACCAACCCGATTATTACCACCATCAACAAACAGCATATGGGTGTTGCTGTCAGACTCAATGCGAAAATCTGCGCTAGAACCGCTTTCGTTTATAACTCCGCCCGAACTAAAATTAAAATCGCCACTTGAGCCGATAGTAAGTTTATTAGAAAAACTCGATCCCGGAGTTTGGAATTTCATTATTCCTGCATCAACTCCTATAAAACCAGAAGTTCCATCATCATCTTTAATTTCAATATATGCCGCGCCATCCGTTGCTTCAAATTTGGCGACAGTTCCTGTGCCGTTGACATTCAATTCAGCGTTGGCTGTTAAAACACCTCCAACCGCTAGAGTACTGGCCATATCAACAGCACCATCTATATCGACAACGTCCAAGTGAGTGCTGCCGTCTACGTCTATATCTCCAGAGATGTCTAAGGATGCAGCTACAACATCTGTAAAAGTACCTGCTGCCGCACTAGAGCCACCAATGACTGTGCCGTCTATAGTGCCGCCATCAATATCTGGAGTGTTCAAGTCCATATTGGCAACAGCCGTAGTCCCGTCCAAC